GAAGGATTAGTACTACTTGCATATGACCAATTAAAGCTTAATTGACTGAAAGGCAAACTTACATTAGGACCAAATGAATTATCAACAGCAGAATCAACATAATTTACTACAAAATTTTTAGTTGCAGCGTCTTGTGCGTTAGTAGGATCGGCAACATTAACAATCCTATTAGTTTGTAAATCTAAGTCTCCACCTATATAAATATATGATATAGGTGTTCCTCCTGTTGGAAATGTTTGTATTCTAAAAGGAGTAGAAGTAATTGGCGATCCCAAAGGATGTGTAAAATCAAATCGTATTTCGCCGTAAGGCTCTGTAGGATCACCTAAATCATAAAATATATCCCATTTTCTAGTATTCAAACCAGTTGTAGTGCTAATACGATAAATATGTTGTTTTATAAAAGGTGATGTATTACTTAAAAAATGATTAAAAACAAACGGATCATATCCTGATGTGTTATTCCAGTTATAGTTAAGTTGAACAAAAGGTAAAGAAACATTAGGACCAAATGAATTATCAACAGCAGAATCAACATAATTTACTACAAAATTTTTAGTTGCAGCGTCTTGTGCGTTAGTAGGATCTAATAAATTTATAATCTTATGATTATTCATATTAAAATCACCTGATACGGCAAACCCTGGAAAACTTACTGGATTATTAAATGTTACAGTTCCATCAGCATTAAATAGCAATATATCTGTTCCCGTACTTTGAGCATTTACAAAGCTTTGCAGCTTATAAGAGCCAAAAGTATCGCCTGCATTTGTAGTATGCACCCAGCGGAATCCTGATAAAGTGTTATTTCTTGTTTCAAAATTAGTAACTGATGGTGTACCTACAACAGGCGTAAAAATATTATCTAACTTAAATGAGCCAAGTGGTTCTGGGAACTCATCTAACCCAAAAATAAACCTTTGATTTGCATCTACTTTTAAAGATGGTTTTATATTTGCTACTGTAAATGCACTTACTGCCATACTACCTCTACTTGATCGTGCATTAAATCCCATAAAAACTTGGCATTTAAAGCATCTTTTTGTTCTACATCATCAGATTTTAAATTAATAATTTTCTGATCGTTTAAATTAACTGTATTTTGTGCAATTTTTATCTGATCTAGTGTCAATTGCAATGTTGTTGATATAGGTGTTCCAGTATTTCCAGAACCAGTTACATCCCCTGTAAGTTCTATTGTTGTCGGTACATTATTAATATAAGATATTAATGTTCTTAAATTTACTCCGTCAGTTTGATTAACAGGATCAGCTAAATTAATAAGTTTAAAATTATAAAAGGAAACATCCCCATCAGCAGGAATATTATTAAGTCTTAAATTGTCTATTCTTTGATTAATAGCTATTATTTGTCCTTGTATAGCTAATATCTGACCTTGAATAACTGCAATTGCTGTTTCAATAAACGTTAAACGTGTTTCAATCAAAGCTAATTGAGCTTGTATAGCTGCAATCTGTCCTTGTATTGCTGCAATATCAGCTTGAATAGCAGGAATTGTTACATTTTGAATAAAATCAACTGTTATTTCTAAAGCACTTAAATCATCACTTTCAATAGGTCTTCCACTTGGAGTTCCACGCCATATTCTACCTTTACCTAAATAAATAGGATTAGTTGCAATACCAAGATCAGGTAAATTATCAATAATAAGAGTTAATTTTTCTATTGGTCTATTATTTTCATTACCTACCCATAAATAATTATAGGTAAGATCGGGTAAATTAACTGTAGTTATACTTAGCCTTTCAACAGGAATATTATTTTCATCGCCTATCCATAATTTATTATGTGTTAAGCTGGCGACTCCTATTGTTCCATCTGTTGTATGGCTAAGAATTCTATTAATAGGTAAATCATCAAGAAATTGTGCATTAGGCCATAAAACAGGTCTTAAAGCATTAGGGATCAACCCTGAATTTCGGAGTATCCAAGCAGCAGTCAAAAACCTTGATGTCAGTAATAATACGTCCGCTTCCAGTGCTGTTACTGCGTTAGATTCTTCAGGGCGATTGGAATCCGTACCTCTCCATATTTTACCTCTAGAAAGCACAATGGGAGTATCAGGATTGAAAGGATTTGGAATATTAACAGTACCAACACCCAAATCTGGCAAGTTATCAATACTTATTGTTGCTTTTTCAACAGGCCTGTTATTCTCATCACCTATCCATAAGTGTTTATTAGTCAGATCAGTTAACCCTGTAATAGGTATAGTAGGAGTAGTACTAATAATTCCCTCTGTATTATACATAAAACCATTTTCAAGGCTAGATAGAACCTGAGCATTAGGAAAATCTATGTCGGGGAACGCAATAATAAAAGAAGTGTCAAGTATGTCATTAACATCACGCCTTAAATTTGTAATATCCAATCTTATATCTATTAATATTGGTGATGGCATAGAAAAACCTTGCCCATCTCCAATAAGTATATAATCTTCTGGTATACAGAGCCTACCCGTTACTGGTGATATAAAATTAAATAATACGTCATATTTCATAGAGATAAATGCCCTATGAAAGTTGAAATATTGTCAATATCGTTATTAAATACAGTTTGCGCAGTCTGTTCATAATAAGCTAATATATCGGGGTCAGTGTTATCTAATTCAGTATTTTTAGTGGAATCCAATTGAGGTTGGAACCTATAATAATAAGTCTGCTGTAATGTATAAGAAGACTCTAGGAAAAAAGCACGTGCGATTGATTCCTGAGCACCTGTTGAAGCTATACTAAATAGGCTAAATATTTCTTCAACTGTACTAATTTGAGGTGGTGGGTCATTTGGATTGTCTGGTATTCCTGGGTCAAATCCCATTTGGCCTATTCCTGTACCTAAAGAAAGTATACAAACCCTTCTAGCAGTTGGTTTAATCATTTGAGCTAATGCCTTTCCAAATTGTGCAGGGTTATTACAATATATACCACCATCTTTATAAACATGACCATTCATGGTTAAAGGCGGTAAATATACTGGTGCTGCTCCAGTTGCTAATGCTGCATTACTTATTAATTCATTCTGTCCAGTAAATTCTGGGTAATTAAGATTTGAAAATAATACATATCGTTTAGTATCAAATTCATAAGTAGGAATTATAACTTTAGTTTTTAGATTTTGAAGAGTTGCAGGTATTCCGTTAATCTTAAATGTATCCTGAACAGTTTTGTATAATAATCCAGAACCATAATTTTGAGCAGTGGGTCCAGAAGATTGATAAAAAGGTGTATTTGTGGCAATTAACGCAAGTTTAGCAGGCAAGTTTGGACGCAAAGACGGAATAATTGAAGATAAACTAAAAATGTATGGTCCTTGTGTAGTAAAAAAAGGAGACATCTCAGCAGGAGTTAAGCCAAAAGCTAATGATAAAGCCATAATTCCGCCTACGGAAGTCCCGCAAATTACATCAAACTCTTGCCATATTTTAGATGGATCAACTCCCCATTGCTGAATAAATAACTCTAGAAACTTAAGTGGTAGATAACCTCTCTGTCCTCCTCCGTCAATTTCCAGTATTTTTAATGTATCTCTTCTAGACATAGTTAAAAATACCTTGGCCTATCATTATAACTATAGCGCATTTCTACCTGTCTTTTTGTCCTAGCTAGCGTTAATCCATCAAGCATTGCAAATTCAAGAGCGTTCATTAAATGGTCTCGCCCTTTCATGATTTTACCTTTATCGTCTCTTGAATATCCCCGCCATTCTTCCATAAATTTGCGGCAAGTATTAAATACCTTAAATCGCCCTGTTCTTATTCGTTCTAGCACATTATCTACAGCAAGCTCTTTGGCGTATCTTCCTTTGCGAAGTGCTAAGCCTGCTCTAGCATAATCATCAATTAGTTTCTCGCCATCTCTTTGAGAACCTTGATTAACAGCTGGATCGCAAACCCCTGGTATCCAATCACAACCCATTAGCATAAGAGAAGCAGCATGCTGGGCAGCAGTTTTCTCACTAACCGAATATTCCTTGTAGATGTAGAGTGTATCGTTATCTTTATCATGAGCGAGGAACACAACAGCAGTTGGAGCAAAAAAGCCAACGTCCATCCCAAAGACACAGGCAAAGTGTCTAGGTATCTCAAAAGGCTCAATTAAAAACTCAGACTCTTGTACTTGATAGACCAGACCAGAACCCACACTTGGTATTCCTTTTTCCCTAGCTTCCAGTTCATAAGGTTTTAAGGTAGCCCTTAGCTGTTCTTTTGTCTCATTTGATAAATGCAGGTTATCGTCCCAAGTAGCTTGGATGTAATATTTGCCGTTAATGGTTATTTCTGGGTCGCTGCGGACTATCTCAAAATTTTCATTTTGTAAGTCTTCCACAGAAGTTATTTCCTCTGATCTTACTTTAGAGACTCTTTGTTCTAAAAAGTAAGACATCATTTCAGTATAGCCCTTTAAAGGCGTCATCGTAAGAATTAACCGCCCTTGTCCTACTCCGTCAACGTCGCTAAGCCGCATAGCACATTCGGTATACACATCCTTAGGCGGTTCTTCATCCAAGTGAATTAGATGACATCTTGCTCCTTGGAATTTCTCCCTGCCCTGTTTGTAAGACTTAAAGTAAAGACTGGAGAAACCACCGCTAGAGTGTTTTATATGTACGTAATCAACAGCTCCGTTAACTCCTGAGAGCATTGCTTTTTTCAAGATTAGGCTAGGATGAATAAGCCCTTGGTCAAACGCCCCATCAGAGGTATAACCGCCAATCAATTTAAGCTGTAAAACGTTTCTGGTAATCTCATAGTTTTCAGATGCTACCCATGCAACAATTGGATGATTGAACCTATGCCCCTCCCACCAATCAGGATAAACTCCCGTTAGGTGTATGGCATCCTCAATACAACCGCAATAGGTTTTACCTGTTCTATTACCAGCAAGGAACAAACGCTCAATAGCAGTCTTCCCTGCTTTGTGAAAGCTTGCTTGTTTGGGATTAGGATAATAAAAACGGAACTCCTTGTGACGTTTAGTCTCAAGGTCTTTATCAGTAAAGAGCATTTATAAAATTCGCAAGGTTCTATTGTAGTAAAATTATAACTATTTATATGGATTAATACAATAAAATTTATTCATTAGAATAATCATTATTATCCCCTGCAAGCTGAATATCATCACTACCAAAACACCAATCTTTTAAAGATGAAAAACCATCTGA